GTCAACATCATTCTTCTTCTTGATGTTTTCATACATTTGTGTGTATTCAGGAGTATTAGTGTCAATTGGTTTAAATATGTTGTGATTAAGTCCGTGTGGAACAAATCCGGTAACGATTTCATTAGCCTTGATGTCAGTTGGCACTGTTTTACCTTCATCGTAATTAATAACACCAAATCCGTTCTGTTTAAGCACTTCTCTGTGGATATTATCAGACTGTTTGCTGATTCCCATAATCAAATCACAACTGCCATAAAAAGGTGCGTTCCACATAGGATATGGTAAATCATCCCAAATAGAATAATAAACTAATGGAATACCAAATGTTGTTTTGATTTCATGTTCGATAGCATATAGCCAAGTCCAATAACGAGGATCTGTAAAGTGAAATATTGCGTCTGGTTGTTCTTGATTCAAAAGAGCAAACAAGATGTTACGATCTCCATATCCGTTCCATGGAATTAATTTGACTGATGCATCTGCAACTCCTGTTTCTTGTGCTACTTCTGCAGATAAATCGAATGCTTTGCCAGTATCCGGATGTTGTAGTGCTCCACCTAGTTGCACCCAATCATAATGCTTAACTGTTTGAAAGATAATTTCTTTGTTAATCGTTCCGATACCAGACGGCAAACGAAAATCATCTGCTAACAATAAAATCTTCTTTTTTGCTGGTTTGTTCGGATCAATCTTTTGTAACTTTGGTAACTCCATTCCGTAACTTTCTTTTTTAATATAACTTTATTATAAATATATCAACCCAGTATAACAACCGGTTTGTTTAATTTTTTTGTGTTGTTCCATGCCGTTTGGAGCACTGGATCTAATGAAGCTTCATTGGTCATAATCATCATGAAATGATACTTTTTGCCGTAATATGATTCTGGCATTGCTGAATATAAATTATAACCAGAAAATGATGGATTAAATTCCTGATACTTCATATCAAATTCTAATGCAAATTTCCTAACAAAGAAATTAGCTCCTTCATTACCACCGGCTCCTATAACTGTTAAGCCATCTGGAAATTTGCGTTTAAGCATTTGCAAAGTCTCTTGCACTTTGCGTTTATTCTGCCAACCTGTATTACCTATAACTGCTACTTTTGTCATTTTATTTTTTCATGTGAGAATTTAAGACCTTTTGGCAAATGTCCACAAACTATGCGAAGCATTGATTCTAGTAATTGTCGATTTTCTTTGCTATTAGGACCATCGTGATCTGTGCATAAAGAATATTCACACTTCTCCCAACCAACATAAGGTTTCTTTTTGGACATTTCGTAAGTATACACGTAAATATGTTTATGTTTATACTGAATCATATTGCTATAATAAATATTATTATTGACGAATCCTAGTTTCTTTAGGACATTTTTCATAATCCATTTTAAATGGACAATACTTGCAGTTTGCTGCACCTTTACCAGCAACCGCTACATATTCACGATCGGCATTCTTATTGCCTTCTAAATCAAAACAAGCATCCACAAAGGCATCTATGGATCTTTGCACTTTGCGCTGAGTAACGGTACCAGCTGCAGGTTTGAACTGCTGGATTCTTTTTTGTGGAAACATGGATTCTTCAATCATCTTTCTTTTCACGATGAAGAACTCTACATCGATATTTTCTTTTGGAGTACCAAATTGTTCTGAAAAATAGTTCTTATAAGCAACCAGCTGTGCAGCTTTTATAGAATCAGCCTTTTGATGCTTGTTCCATCCAGATCTGCTTGTCTTTATGTCTAATATAACTATCTTGTTAGTAGGAACATGTTTCAACACAACATCAATGAATCCATACCAAAATACTGACGGATTGTTTGCAGATGCCTGAGTGCATAATTCTACTTCTATACCTACCAATTCCCAATTCTTTGTGGAAAAGTATTGTTTGCGACGTTTCTTCAACCAATCTAATATAGCGGCACCATCTTCTAGATATTCTGCTAATTGCAACGGATTAGAAAAATGAGTACCTCCATTTTCTTCAACACAACGTTTATATTCATCTCGTAGCTTGTTAGTTAGTATATCTCGCAAATCCAGATCATCTGCTCGTTTAACTGAATCTGTATACATAACCGTTAAGAAATATTGCAGAGTTTCGTGAAATGCAGTACCGAAACATGTTTCTATGCTAAATGTGAATGGAGCTAAGTTATCAATGTATGCCAGTTTCCATTGTTTCGGACATTTTTCATACATTGACCATTGTGAATATGATATCTTGCGAGGAACTGTAGTTGCATCTCGTAAAGATAACTGATAGATAGGTGCTATATAGTTTCCTTGTTTCATACATTAAATATATGAAATTATTTTGTAATATCCAAATAATAACGTTGCTGTTCGTCTAAATAAATGTCTATAGTATCTTTAGTTTTTTGTAAATCTTCAGCAAACTTACCTTTATGGCGACATCTTACAATGCGTTTAATAATATCAAATTCATAGGCATTAAGTCCCCACTCATCTGCAAATTTGTATAAGCTTCCAGCTTTACCTTGATAATGTTTCTGAGTATGTCCGCTCATTTTTTAACTCCTTTAATCATAGTTTTTATTTCTGCTTCAGTATATCCATATAATTGTAATATAGCACTACATTCAACCTGTGTCATTATTTCTACATAATCCGTTGCCTCTGTTTTGCTAACCAAATAATGTTCTGATATCTGAGTGATTAGTTTGTCAGAATATTTGTCTTCTTTTTTGCCTTTTATGTATTTTGCAAACCCTTTAGATGCTGGCAATAAATTATGATACAAACGATATGTTTCTTGGGGTCGCAACAATCCTATAGTATATGTCTGCAAATCATTAACAAGTCCGCAAAGTTCTTGACGCATACTCAACCAACGATTCACAATGTATGGACTAAATAGTTTTTGATCAGGTTCAGACCATTTCTTCCATTCTTTTTTCTTATGTGTGACTCCATCAATAAAATCAAATATTGTTGCTCCTTTTTTCTCGCTCATAATTTGTATTTTGTTTTTAATTGTTGTTCAAACCGACTGCCCATACCAATTTCTAAAATAACAGCAGTGTCTGGCACTCCTGGCAGTTTCTTATCAAGTATATCATCAATTGTTTTGTTACGAAACGTTTTCATTTTAGTTTTTGCATTGCTTCGGTTTGATGTTTTGAAAACAATGGTAACATTTTCTTTGTGGTATGGGCTAGACATTATTTCTTCACTTTAATCGGTTGAAATTCTTCTGGAATTGCTCCGCAATCATCGCAACGGAATACTGGTACTGGTACCATAGTATCTTTGTCGCCTCCTGTCAAGAATTTTGATACTTTGTTAATTGCCATTACTTGACGAAAATACATTCCGTCACACTCTGTGCATGTTATCGGTTGCATATCATTTGGACCGATATTGATGTTTAGTTTACTCATAGTTCTCCTAATAAATTTATAAACATTGCCATTACGTTGATTTCTTTATCAACCACGCTGGCATCTTTGTATTGTGACTCTGCTATAATCAATATTGCAGCTCCTACATGACCTGTTGCATAATCATCTAAGTTGTCATATAAGAATGTATATAGCGGAGTAAAGTCTTTAACTTTGCTATCTGCAATAATTTGTCGGATCTTTGTGAAAGCAGATTGCTTGTTCTTTGGATCACGCAATACTTCAAGTATTTCAGTCATATAATTAGCATTGCAAATGTTTGACAACGAGACTGTATTGGATCGATTATCTTTTCTACATAGTTACATGTTAAAATGAATCTAGTAGTTTTACTATATGTTTCCATTAAGTTACGAAGTGCTGCTTGGGCATTTGGAGTTAGATAATCAGCTTCATCTAAAATAATGATTTTCCAACGTTTAAATCCTACAGTTGACGCATACCTTTTGATCTTGTCTCGCACAGCATCGACCGAGTTTTCATCTGAGGCATTAATATACATAATATCCGCATCAACCGATCCCGCAATAATCTTTGCCAACGTTGTCTTACCAGTCCCAGCTGTGCCATAAAATAGCAAATGGGGAACATCGCCATTAGAAATAAAAATCCTAACTTTTTCAATAATGTGCTCATTTCCAATATAACCATCTAATGTGTCAGGGCGAAATGCTTCTACCCAAAGTGTATTTTCTTGTGTTCCAAACATATTAATTTATTTACCTGTTGATCCGAAGCCGCCTTTTCCTCTTTCTGAATCAGACAATTCATTTACTTCTACTGCTTCTATTATAGGATAAGGAATTATCATCAATTGTCCAATTCTTTCTCCAATTTTATATTTGTATGAAGCAGGGCCTGCGGTCTTGTTGAATGTGAATTGTACTTCTCCACGATATCCACTATCAATTACTCCTACTGAATTGGAAAGTGATAATTGATATTTTCTAATGGATGATCTTGGAAACAATAATCCAACATGTCCTTCTGGAATTTCTACTGCGATGCCAGTCATATATACTACTTGTTCGACAGAATCCATTAAATCTACCGCCACCATATCTAAACCAGCATCCCCAGCTGTTGCGTAGCTAGGGATAACTGCTTTATTATGTAATTTTTTAAATTTTACTTGCATATCTTAGTTCTGTAATTGTACTAACCAATAAGATGATTCGAAATCAGGTCCAACGAAATCTATACGAGCTAATCCGTCTGGTGATACATGCAATGTTCCTTGATCTCCTTTGTTAGCAATTAATACTTCTTTAAGTTTATCTGCTGAAAAACAGATTGGTTCCATATCGGCTACAGTAGTATTGCCAATTTCAAAAGAAATATTATCTGCGTTAATAGTAGTGTAATTAATCACAAAGATAATCTTACCTCCTTTAACTTGCACTGCAAAATTCTTTGCATCAGGTAATGCATTTTTTGCTTTGATAAACTTTGTAGTGAAATCATCATCTACATTGATTGTTACCATGTAGTCTGGCTCTGCATTGATTGTCGGTACTGCTGGAATTACCGTAGTATCTGCTAACATGAAAGTTAATTTAGTAGAACCTTCGTTAATTTTCATTGCATAATTTTTACCACTAGCTTCTTGCACTTGAATATCAATGTTCTCGCCTACTGCACCTAACATTTTAGTTAATGCACCTGTATGATTGATTCCTAAAGATCCTTTCATGAACGGACTAGTTTTCCATTGCAATTTACCAACAATAGTTTGATCTTGATCGATTAAATCACATCCAACCCCGGTTGCATTTTCTTTGAGAGTAACAGCTTCGCAATTACCTGCTAAGTAATAACGATTAATAAACGATTGTAACTTGCTTTTTTCCATTTTTTACCTTTTAAAATTTAAAGAATTCTGCGAATTTATTTGCATCGGTAGTTGAAATTGAATCTCCTCCGAATTTTTTATATGTCTTTTTATATTTTGCGTATACATGCATTGCATTGTCTGGATCTGCAAACATTTCGTGCAATGATAACACTACATTGAATAATTCTGTCGGTATAGCTGTTTCTAATAACTCTACGTGAGAATTAACCATTTTGTCAATATCTTTTGCAATATTAACATATAGGTGTGTATTATGCACAACCATACGTGGCATACCCTCCTGTGAATAACGATCTAATCCATCTGCCGTTAAGCCGCCTAGATATTCATACGTAAAGTCTTTACAAGCCGGACAATCCATACTGCAAGGAACATGTTTAGTTTTATCAATCTCTACAGAGTCTTTGCCTTGCTTGATATGAGTCTTTCTGCGATATTCTGCATTCTTAGGAAAATACAATTCAGTGAATGTCTGTGTCTTGTAATTACCAGAATGCAAATATGTACCATATACTGGATATTGACCCGGTGAAGAAGAATCCGTTGATAATTGCACTCGTCCTTTTGTCAAATCATTAAGTAACATTTAAAAACTTAGTTTTACCTGACTGATGCTTTTCAAACCATTTAAAGTTATCAAATGAAATATCCATTGAATCTTGAAAACGATTCTCAAAAGTAACTCGAGGCGGAATATCCAAGTTAGCTGCTACATCTGAGTTAGCTTCTAACCAATGAAAAATCTTTTCTCGAATTGTGCTATCCCATTTCAATGCACCGGTTGCAATCTGGAATCCTCCGGAGTCGCCAAACACTAACACATCATCATCAAGACCGATTTGCTGACGAAAGTCCATTTTCTTGTAATGGTGACCTGCAGTGATTAGAAAATAAGGATGTCGCCATTCTTCGGGATAGTCCTTTGAGAAGAATCTCATTGTAGTGCCATCCTCAAACTTTGCATCCTTTTTGAATGCAGATACCATCGACCCTGCTGACAGTGACGGATAGTATATAAATTTTTTATCCATGTAATTCCTTTGTTTTTTGTGTAATAAAGTCGTTAATTAAATGTTTACAATATGCTTCTTCATGCCAAACGTTTAATTCATGTTCATAATCTGAAATCATAATGAATGCCTCAGTTCGTCTACCTAAATCTGCTATATCAGCAAAGTCATAGTAACGATTATAATCATTATTGCATACTCGATCTAATACCGAAACCGCATCAGTTACTGAGAATGGAGTATACATTCGGTTTGCCGGAATAAACTCTGGAAATGATCGGAAGTTTGGAAATACTACATCACAACCAAAACATGTAGACTCTAATACGGTCCATGATACATAATCTTGAAGCGAACTATTAAATTGAATGCGAGCCGTTGCTAGTTCATGATAATATTGTTTTTTAGTCAGATTGCTAAGCAGTTTAAAACGAGGTTGACGTTTAGATAATTCTTCCATTGCTTCTACAACCCCAGGCAACATAGATTTAAATGATTTACCTGATGTAGTTACGTGCCAAACATAATCTGGATTATCATTCAGAAACAATTCAGCTACTTTCATCATGAAGAACGGATTCTTCTCTTTATCAAATCGACTTGAATACACAATCTTGTTGTCGCGTGGATAACTAGAATTATATTCTGGATACTTAGCTAAAGTTAATTCTTTATGCAATGGTAGTGAAACTACATGTATAGGTGCTTCAAATCCTGCTGCTCTGAGTTGATCTTTGTGAATAGTAGATCCTACAAAGATTCCTGTCATTCGTTTATCTAAACCTAATTCAAATCCTCGCATCCATGTACGCATTGGCCAAGTAAAGTCATATTCATCTACACTTTGTGCATGTAGCATTGCATATATCTTAACCGAAATACCATATAAATCTAATGCATACAATATAGATTCGATTCCAGGATGCCAATAATCTTGTAAGAATATAATATCACCATCCTTAACTTGATCTGCATTAAGCATATCCAGGAAATTGCTACATTGCGACATAGCAAATTTACCTCTGCCTACTGCATCTAATACTGCACCAACTTTGATTTGCTGATCGGGATCAAATTCTCCTTCTACATCTACAAATTTAACCACACCTAGTTTTTCATAAGGTGCAAAGGTTGCTGGCATCCATTCTTTCGATAACTGATATGTGTACCGAGCTTTAAGTGGTTCTAAACCAAAATAAAATAAATTTCTCATCTTTCTATGATTGCTCCATTTTCGAAGTCTTCCCAAACTTCAACTTTATATAAACTAGGAAATGATTCTAATAGCCATTCGCCAATCATTTCACACGACATTGAACCGAATTCTAATACATTTGTTTCGGAACTAGTAAAACCTATACGTAATCCTTTTTGTATTTTTCGATTCAATAAAATGAATTCTTCATCTCGGTCCGTATGCGTTACATGAGCATAACAACGGAATCCGAACATATGACGATGTCTATCAGATAAAAATGCTACTTCTGGAAATACGTCCTTAGCATCGGGCCAACAATGAAATCCTTCGATACTAAATGTTACTACTACGCTATATTTCATAGGTCTTCATCAAATTTATAGTTATCTGGATTAATTTCCATCATATTGCACTTAGTAATTTGATGAACGCGATACCAACCAGCATCTACACTAAATGTATCGGTATCTTTTAGCAGTTGTACTGCATCATCTTGTACTCGATATATAATGTGGCATCTATTAAACAGATCCGGAGGAATGTTCTTTAAAGTGTCTTTATTGGCTTCTAATGTGACTGCACTATTAGTTGTGTCTAGAATATCTCGAATTATATTGATTTGATCTAGACTTTTAGTTTGTATCATTTTAGATACATATTCAATTGTAAAATAATAATGAGGATATTCTCGAAGCTCGTCTACATCTAAACCAGATGGATATAATTCTCTTACGAACAGAGTCATGATGTCTGAATACCGTCCTTCTACTTCTCTACCTCGCCATTGCTGTTTGCCGTACATATAACTTTTTTATTTAATATAATGAATATTATGTCTATAACCAAATTAAACAGTAAAAAAGTGCTAACATTGCTGTTAACACTCACAAATTAATTTAGTTTGCCAGAAAACATGTTAAGATAATTAATTATTTCACTATCATTTCTAGCTTCTACAGCTTCTTCAGAATACGTACCATATAAGTTACTACAATCCGCTAAATCATCCTGAGCAGTTTTAGCATCTGGTTTGTTTATTACTACTTGTAATTGTGCATTAATTTGTTTGAATGCATTTATCACTCCATATTGTGAGTCATCAAGTTTTTTATAGTAAAGCGGAAATTTTTGTTTAATATACTCTAATAGTTGGGTATTCATTTGTATCATTTTTTTAAGTTCTGGAACATGCTCCTCCATACTACGTTCTGACCTCATAAAAGAAGGAATACCGGATCCGCTCAACTGAATCAAACGTTGTCCCATAAAATACATAATATCTATAAGAAACATTGGTATATGCCAAAGTCGGTCATTAACCGGTTTGGTTTCAGAATGCTTTTCATTATTCCATTTTATCCATTCCGGAGTTTCTCGGCCTTCAATTGGTTGTATCTTATATTCATACAGATTCTTAGTGCCGAATCTACGCATATTTTCTTGTAAAATTTGTTTTAGCGGTTTTTTCATACGGGCATTCTACATTTTACTAATAAATATATGCAAAAAAAAAATCATTTACCAAAACTAAAAAACTTTGCTGCATTATTATTTTCTGGCAATCCGCCCCAATTCATTGCTGCATAAAAATCATCTAATTTGCCTTTTAACTCTCGTTCGAACTGCTTGTTACGATCTATGTATTTTTCTACAAAATCTACAATCTCTGGCGGATCCTGATATCCTCGTAATGCTATCGTGTCAAACCCATATGGATTATTCTGCAGATATGCCCATTTCACTTTTTCTCCATCTTTAATTGTAACGATGTCTGTAGTTAATTGCGTTAACACATCATTAAAATTAATTGCAGATTTAACGTGAGCTGGAGTTCCTGACATATATCCAGAAAATGGTTTTCTGCGTTTGATATATTTACTTATTTCTTTCACACCAGAATTCTTCATTACTTCTAAAACCGGAGTAGTGTTATTTTGTATCTTTTTCTTGAAATCTAAAATCATTGTGGATGTTTCTTGTTTGCTTTTACCTTTAAGCAGATACCACAAAGTTTCTTTCATAACCGTTTTAAATGCATCTGGAAAACTAGATCTAACGACATCTAATCCTTTGATATCCATTTTATCCGTAGGTTTGCCTTCTTTGAATATCACCCATTGTGCATAACGCTTCTTAGCAATCCATAATCCAGATTTAGCAACATATTCCTGCTTAATCTTGAAACGATGAGTATGTGCATTTAAAAATACTTGTGCATACTGATTATACATGGTATTAACTTTGCTTTGAACTTCATCTGCAATTTCATTGGTTTTGTCAATCATGAATTGTTCATCTGTTTCATCAAAGCCAGGATATCGTTTTTCAATGAGAGGTAAACTAGAAACAAATGTCGAATCTGTGTCTGTATAAAATGCAAACTCTGCCTGCACACCAGTTGCATTGATAAAATGTGTTTGACCGATTTCTTGTTGATAGTGATTGTTAATAACCTTTGCAGAAAACTTAATGATGCTCTGACCAGTTGCTGTGATAGCACCTGCGTTATCTAAATCGTGAAAACGGAATGTCTTAAGACCTAATACTCCATAAAATGAATTGAGCAATACCTTTTGTGTTAACTGCATTGCATCATAAAATTTATATTCTTCAGTACCTACTGCATATTCATCACGTTTATCTTTAAATTCTACACGTTCATCAAACCATTTTTCCAAAATAGTAGGTAAGAATCCTTTAATGTCTGTGCGATAAACTGTACCATTACTTGCAACTGTATATTTATTATCGGTTAACCATTGTTTAACATCAGTTATAACATTTCTTCCAAATCGTATTTTTACCGGTTCTGTTTTTAACAAACACATTTCATCCCAACCCTCAATTACACCTACTTTAGTTTCTGGAGATATATTAAGTGTCATGATGATGCTTGGATACAGTGAGGTTAAATCTAAGTCATATATCCATTTATACAATCCAGGTACCGGAGGCATCACATAAGCTCCTGCTAATGCATCAGCCGCAGTTTCTTCTTCAATAAACCGGAACTGCTTGTTAGGAGCAACTAATCCATTGCGTTTCAAATCCACAATAGCAGCACCATCCAAATACTTAGATGCATAATACACATCTTCATATGGAACATGTCCTTTATGACATATGGTGCGTGCAAGATTAATCAATTGAAGCTTTTCATCTAATTCATAAACCAAATCGGTATCGGTCATGTTATAAAAAGCAAACTTGTGAATATCTTGTGTGAATAAAGTATCTAAATCGCCATCATATTCAACTTTACCTTTGCCTAATTCTTTTTTAGCAACAGTGTCTAATCGATAGTTAGGAAGTTCTGTGTATGTGAAGTTTTTGTATAGTTTTAGGTAATCTAAACTAGATACACCAAATATTTTCCATTTTTCTTTTTTAGGATTATAATCCACAATACCTGCCGGACTAAACTTTCGAATTGCTTGTGCTCCTAACACTTTCTTAGTGCGACCTAACAAATACGGAATATCATATCCGTCAGTGTTCCAACCAGTAATTACAGTAGGCTGTATCTCAGCAAACTTATTAATGAATCTGGTTAATAAGTCTCTTTCATCCCGGAATATTTCTAATGTATAACCATCGCCTTGTATTTCGCGTTCTTTTATGCGATTCTGTTCATCTAATATGAGTACTCTGCGGTCATTACCTGTTTTATCATAATATGCAATGGATGTTATAGCAGTGCGAGTATCTTGTATAGTACTGTATCCGTTCTCATCCTTTGCAGTCTCGATATCAAAGAAAAAGTCTCGATGACCTTTAGAAACTAAATCAGAATCATAATACAAATCAATCAATGTGCGAACTTCTTCATTTAAGTCTGATTCATAGGACTTTGGATTATCTTTGTGATTTCCTTCTACTCGTTCTAATCTAGTACCATCCAATGAAACATGTTTACCATGTTCTGCTGGTAAATATGCGTATGGCTTAAATGTGAACTTTTGATATCCTAATTCATCATCCCACACGTGCATCGTGCTGGTTTTTCTGTCATATGAAATATTTTGATACATTTTTATTTTTTATTTTTTAGTTTACAATTATCAAAATGCCAACGATACATATTCGATGACTGTCCTATTGTATTACAATGCGGACATGTTATTTTTGATTTCGGTTTGCCTTTTAATTTAGTACTAATTTTATGCCTAACATCATCTCGACGAGATGGATTATTATCGCCGATGAGATCTAATCTAGGTTTTCCTAATTTCATTAACCGTATTTTATTTCGTATATCAGCCCGTTTAGCTGGATTATTATCTCCGCGCTGACGATCCTTCTCTTCTTCTGTCCAAACTCGGCCAGGTCGTTTTTTTAATTTTTCAATAATTAAATCGTAATTCGGATTATTTGTATAAGTATCACCACCGCTACCACCAATTGCTATATTATATATAGGTTTTAATTCTAATATCCAAAATATTTCACGTTCATTTAATTGTTGTTTAGAATTACAACATTCTATAATTTCTTTAACAAAATTTTCTTTACCGTATTTTTTAATTGCTTTATTTAATAAAGTTCCGCTACCTAAATAATTTGGATTATTCTTAGAATCTTGTCCGATATAAAAATTTCCATTGATTAAATTAGTTGTTTTGTAGATAATCATAATAATCCTTTTACTATAAATATCTAACCCGTAACCTAAACTTTGTAGATATCCATTAAACTTCTTTGTAAACCTTTATTATCTAATCCATAGCCATAAACAAATTCGTCGCCAATCTCAAATCCACTGAAATCAGTTAAAATCACACCTCCTGCTCTTCGTAACAATGTTACTACTTTAACTTCTTCTGCTAAACGAGAATTAACCATAAACAGTGCTTCTAGTATAGTTGCGCCAGTATCGCAGATATCATCTATAATATAGACTCTTTTACCCTTAAGATCCAACTCTAATCCTTTAATATGTTGAATCCCTCCGGAATTATCTTGTCCTTCATATGATTTTAATCGAATAAAATCAATTTCACAATCTATAGACATCATTTTAGTTAAATCTGAGAAAAAGTAAAATGCACCGTTTAAGATGCATATCATTACTGGTGGCAAACTATTATTGCTTTGCACATGGTCTACTGAAATTGCTTCTGCTAATTCTTTGACGCGTTTTTCAATCTCTTCTTTCGTGATAATTTTTTGCATAACCGTATTATTCCAAGTATATTAATCGTTATTATAACTAAGCTTAAAACCATATGACTGTAATTATCAATGTAAATGTCATATGATATCCATCCAATATCGCCAATGATCCATGTTATCATTGCTGCTAGATAATAACCTCGTGCATTTGCAATATATCCAGCAAGTACTAGCACAGTACTAATCCACCCTAGCGCTAACATAGTTACTATATCAATGTATGTTATAAAGAGCAATATCGGCTTCACGGACTAATACGTATTCGGTGCCATCCAATTTAATTTTCTTCTGTTCACCTATGTTTGCACTATGAATAAACACATTGTCGCCTGTTTTAACAGTAATTGGAATTCTGTTTCCTGTTTGAGTAAACAATCCGTCTCCGGTAACTACTACTTCTGCACTAACAAAATCATCCATACCAGTCATTACGATGATACCACTTTGTGTTTTTTCTTGTTTCTCTGCTAATTTAAGCAATACTTGATCTCCCATTGGCTTCCATGGGAATGCTGTTTGTTTTGACATAACTTGTTCCTTTTTTTATTTATTATATAAATCTCTTACTGCCTGAGGCGTAATTCTATTTCCTACTAGTTTACCTTTTTCCATAGTATCTTCTACTAACACAACACACGGTACATTTCTAACATTGTATCGTTGTGCCGCATGCGGACTAACATCTACATCAATAAATACGATTGTCATTTCATTTTGTAAACTTTGAATTTGTGGTTTAATAACTCGACATGGTCCGCACCATTCTGCACCAAAATAAATTATTTGTTTCATTATACTCCTCGTTTTGTATCATATGCAATAATATGATCTCTTCCTGTCATGTTATATCCCATTTCCGCACACATTTCAAACACAATTGGATACATACGAATTAATTCTTCTCGGGTATCACCTGCTGGCATTATGTATGTTTTATCTTTTGGAATATTCATTGTAACACGGAAATCTTCAATTTCTTTTAAATTGTCAACAGTACCATCCCAAACCGGCTTATAATGATAATCTGCATGATACTCAATCATTGCTTTCATATCAACATAATTCAATCTGAACTTGTTGTGTTGGGATACCATCTTCTGATCCGTGATCGCGCCTTGTGGCGTAGCAGTGCCCAAAACGGGTACGCTATTGCTAAACTTAGGGCTAAGACTGATAAG